AAAGCAAGCTTGGATGGACTTGAAGAAATTACCAATTTATTTCTATATTTATAGGCAAATTATTGCTATATGACAATAGAAATATGGAGGAGATCCGAATGAAGAAAGAAATAAAACTCAAATTTGACGCTATTAGACCGTTTGGCCCTACTGTTGTGAAAGGTAAAGTGCCTAATTTTATTTTAGATACTGTAAATAAAAAATGTAACGAGATACTTGGTGATCCAAAACTAGCAAAACAATGGGATTGGTCACCTAATTTAGCTGGTAATGTCAAACAAGAAGTTCGTATGCCACCTGAGTGGATTGATAAAGAGGGACAACAATTAGTTTTTTTAATTGGTGAAATGGTAAAACAATACTTAAGCATACCACCAGCAAATGAAACATTAGCACCAGAAAAAATAGATAAAATGGTTATTGAATCTATGTGGGCCGTAAGTCAGTGGGCGGGAGACTTTAATCCAGCTCATATGCATGATGGTGATTTATCAGGTGTATTTTATACTAAAATGCCAAAGAGTATAGATAAAGAAAGAAAAGCTGAAGATCATTATCCAAGCGTCGGTGATATTCTTTTTATGTGTGGTGACCCTAAAACTTTTAGCGGACACAAGCTTCAACATCCACCAGAGGTAGGAGACATATTTATGTTTCCGTCTTGGCTAACACACATGGTGTATCCATTTAGAACTCCAGATGAGGAAAGAAGATCTGTATCTTTTAATTTACGTTTAGTGCCGAAAGGAGCAACTTTAACCACAGATGAAAATAAATAGATTAGAACTGTTTACAGACGAGGCCTTTAGTTTTAGCATGCCAAACTTTAATGTTTGGAAACAGCACATAGAAAATATTATCTTGATTGAAGAAAGTAATTCTAAATTTAATTTAGATACCACACCTGAACAAGAATGTAATGTAAAAGCAAGCAGAACTGCTTGGAATTCACACGAAAGATATCCTGCTGTAAATAACTTATGTGAAGAAATAAAAAAAATTTTAAAAAAATTTATAGAAGAAGAGGGTTACGATATTCCTTTACTACATACAGATGAATGTTGGATTAATTGGTATACAAAAAATCAACATGCAGTGCCACATAGTCATAGGCCTTTTTTAGCTGTTGTTTTGTTTGTTGATGTAGAAGAATCTAGTGCAGATTTTTTATTTCATTCTAGTAAAAATTTTGTTTTATCAAAAATAAAAGATAACGAAGTTATTAAAACAAATACGCTAAAAAAAATAAATGTTAAAAACGGCACTGTCGTTTTTTTTGATGGTGCTATACCACACTCAGTTAGCAGTAATTTATCAGATAAAAGAAGAATTACATTAGCTATGAATCTTAGGCCCCAATATTTATTGAAAAGAGATGAATATAAATAAAGTACCAATGGTGCGAATTACGTGGCTTGATGCCAAAGATACAGAAACTGGCTGGTTACCATTAAAAGATATTGTAGATGCTCCGTTGGCCGTGTGCCAAGAGGTTGGATACATGATCGTAAACAATGACGACAAAATTGTAATTATGCGATCTTGGTGTATAGATAAAGATGATAATCACGGTGGTGGTGCAATAGCCATACCAAGAGGGTGGGTTAAAAAGATAGAGTATTTAAAAGTAGAATATGCAACAAGATAAAAATATGAAAATTGAAGTAAATAAACAAGAAATTTTTACGGATTACGTTTGGTCTTTTATGATGCCAGATCACGAGCATTGGAAAAAAGAAATAGAAAATATAGTGTTGGTTGAAAAAAATAAATCAATACACAATTTTAGCACAGAAAATTTACAAGATAAACCCGTGCGGGCACATAAAACGGCTTGGGATTCTTTTCGTAGGTATCCTGCAGTTTTTAACATTGTAGAAATAATTGCTGCCGTCATTAAGGAATCAATAGAGCAGGAGGGCTGGGAGGCCCCTAATTTAACTGCAATGGATGGTTGGATAAACTGGTTTGAAAAAAATCAATTTGCACATCAACATCAGCACAATACTTTACTTTCTGCTGTTTATTATGTTTCATCAGAACACTCTCCTAGTGAATTTTTCTTTCACAGAGATGATAGGTTTCGACTACGCAAAGAAAATGAAGAATCTAATATTAAATTAGTAAAACCAAAGGAGGGTAGTGTTATTTTTTTCACTGGCTGTCAATCCCATTCTGTATCAGCAAACACGAGTGATCAAACAAGAATAACTTTAGCTATAAATTATATGGGTGACTACGTTAAAAATTGGAATCCTTATGACAAAGCAAAATAAATTATTTATAGGAACCCCTTGTTACGGTGGTATGATTACGGCAGATTATTTTAAAAGTTGCATGCAACTTGTTGCTTTAGCTGCATCTAAAAAAATAGAATTACAATTTGGAACAATTGGTAATGAATCGCTTATTACTAGAGCCAGAAACACTTTAGTTCAATTGTTCATGGACGGTGATTATACACATTTGTTATTTATTGATTCTGATTTAGCTTTTAATCCTGAAGCTGTTATTAGAATGCTTGAGTATGACAAAGATGTCACTACAGGAATATATCCAAGAAAAACTATAGATTGGATAAAAGTAAAAAAGAGGTTAAAAGAAAAACCGAATATGTCTGAAGATGAGCTTTTAGCATCATCTCTTCAATATAATTTAAATGTTAAAAATCCTAAAAATATTTTGTTAGATAAAGGTTTTATAGAGGTTATGGACGGTCCAACTGGCTTTATGCTCATAAAAAGAGATGTTTTTCTAAAAATGGCAAAGGTTTATCCTGAGTTAAAGTTTGTGCCTGATCAACACATAAATCAATCACATGACACTGAATTTGATTACCACAAAACATCTAATTGGAATTATACTTTTTTTGACACAATGATAGAGCCACAAACAAAAAGGTATTTATCAGAGGACTACGCTTTTTGTCGTTTGTGGCAAAACATAGGAGGTAGAATATATGCGGATATAATGAGTGGTATGACTCATTACGGGAACTACGCTTTTAGAGGTAATGTTGGAACTCAATTCTTGCCTCAAAACAATAAGTAATTTATTATAAAAGCATGCAATTAGTAGATCTTAAATTTAGACCTGGCATTGACAAACAAGATACTGCCTATTCTGCTGGAGATGAGCGTAAATATGTAGATTCTGATTTTGTAAGATTTCACTATGGCAAACCAGAGAGATGGGGTGGATGGGTAAACCTACCAAATCCAAACGTCACTGTCGTTGGGGCTGTCAGAGACACGCACTCATGGATAGGATTAGATGGGACAAGGTATCTAGCATTAGGCACAGATAGAAAACTATATATTTTTTCTGAGGGTAAAGTTTATGATATTACTCCCTTGAGAGAGACACAGGCGCTTACAAATCCTTTTACTACACAAAGTGGACAATCTACTGTAACTGTTGCAGACACTGGACATAATGCTGAAGTTGGTGCTTTTGTTACATTTGACGATGGTTCTTCCTCAAATATTGTTGATGGTATAGATTTTAATAATGAATTTGAAATACTTACTGTGCCAGATGGTAACAGTTTTACAATTAATGCAGGCACAAACGCAACAGGCTCAACCTCTGGTGGAGGTGGATCTGTTACAGCTACTTATCAGATAAATCCTGGCCCTACTTCGTCAACTTACGGATATGGATGGGGCACTGAAACATGGGGTGCGAGCACATGGGATGAACCTAGATCCTCCTCAAATGTTGTAGTTGCTGCAAGAAACTGGTCCCTAGATAATTTTGGAGAAGACTTAATTGCAACTGTTTTGGATGGTGGCACATTTATATGGGACACATCGGGAGGTTTAGCTGCAAGAGCTACGGCTTTGTCAAATGCTCCTACAGCATCAAGATTTAGTTTAGTTTCTACAGACACCAGACATCTTTTGATATTTGGAACAGAAACAACAATAGGAAATGCAGCTACTCAAGATGATTTATTATTTAGATTTTCTGATAGAGAAGATGCAACCGATTACACCCCTGTTGCAACAAATGAAGCAGGTTCCTTAAGAATTACAGACGGATCTAGAATAGTAGGTGCCATAAAATCCACTGGTCAAATATTAGTTTGGACAGACACATCACTACACGGTATTCAGTTTGTTGGAACACCTTTTACATTTGGTTTAAGACAGCTTGGCGCTAACGCAGGGTTAATAGCACAACATGCTGCTATAGAGGTAAATGGTGTTGCATACTGGATGTCTGACAACGCATTTTATTTATTTGATGGTGTTGTTAAAAAAATGCCTTGTTCTGTTCAGGATTTTGTCTTTGATAGTATTAGTTACACTAACAAAAACGATATCGCTGTTGGCCTAAACACTGCCTATAATGAGATAATATGGTATTATCCATCAGCAAACGCAACTCAAATAGACAGGGCTGTTGCTTATAATTATCTTGAAGGAACTTGGTATACTCTTACTTTAGCTAGAACAACATGGCTAGGCGCATATGTTTATGAAAAACCGATAGCTACAGAGTACAATGCATCTGCAACTGCAAATGCTACAAGTATATTAGGCTTAACAGCAGGTGCCTCTTCTATATTTGAACATGAATCTGGTAATAATCAAGCAGATGGCACTGCTATTACAGCTTTTTTAGAAACAGGATCTGTTGAAATAGCAGACGGTGATCAGCTAATGTCTGTTAATAAATTAGTACCTGACTTTGATAACTTGGCTAATACGATGACAGCTCAATTGACATTAGAACAGTATCCACAATCTGCAGCTAATGTTCAAACAAGTGGCACTATAACAAGCACGACAGAAAAAATTAGTGTAAGAGGCAGAGGAAGAGCAGTAAAAATACGATATACAACTAATACAGTAAATGATACACCTTGGAGACTTGGTTCACAAAAATTAGAAATTAGACCAGACGGCAGAAGATAAATGGCTAAAATAAATATAACTAGACTACCAAACGCAACAGAAGAATATGACGCTAGTCAGTTTGATCAAATGATAAGATTGTTAGAACAAATAGTTTTTTTACTTAACACAAACTTTCAACAAGATTTGAAAGAAGAAACAGAATCGGAGACATTTTTCCTTGGCTAATACATTTAAAAGCGCAATGGTTGACATGACAAGTACAGATTTAACAACTGTATTGACAGTGCCTACAGCCAATCCTGGTGCTACACCACCTGTGCCGCCAACAACTGATGTAGTAAAATCTATTTTAATTTGTAACGATTCAGGTAGCACCACACTTGTAGACCTAGAAGTAGTTAGATCTTCTGCTACATTTGAATTGTTTAAAGCTAAAAGTGTAGCCACAAACACTACTACTGAATTATTATCACAACCTCTTGTGTTACAAGAGTCTGATGTTTTAAAAGCACAAGCAAATGCTGCTAATCAAGTACATATAATTGTAAGCTTTATGGAGGTTACAAAAGGTCAACTTTAGAAAGGAAAGAAATGAAAAAATTAATTTATGGTTTAGTTTGGTTGTAT